TAGAATAGCAGCCATGCCTAATGCTAACTCTTTAGCAAAAAAATATGCTAAAGCAACTAACTCTTATTATGTACCTTTAGGTTTAAATCATCCTTTAGTAATTGCCGGTGGAGTAAGATGTGTATATGATTATTTTAAAAATAGAGTTAAACCAAATACTATTTGGTCAGTTATATCTACTGGCGTTTTAACAAGGACTTTACAGATAGCTTTACCTGATACTAAATTTAAAGCAGTTGCAGTAGCTAGAAATATACAACAAGGAGAATTAGGTAGATCTGATTTTTATTCTTATCACAAACCATTTAATTCTAAGTCTGATTTAATTCCTATAGGTTTTAATAGTGAAGATTCTTACGACGCTAAAGGTTGGGACTACATGGTTAAATATGGTAGAAAAGGTGATTGGTTTTTTAATGTAGCAGGAAATGCTAATAAACCAACAATAGATAAACAGACTATAGATTCTTATAGAGATTGGAATGATTTAAAAGATTTTAATTATGTATGATATTTTTATAAGCTTTTTTAAAGATAATCAACATTTGTTTCGTAAGCATAGAAATATAAATACAGGACAAAACCATGCTGATAATATAACTGAGTTAAAATTAGTTTACAACGTACAATTTCCTTTTGGTTATTGTTTTCCAATAAGTCAATTTATGTTTTATTACTTAGGAGGATATGGATCAGACTATGAGCTAAGATGTATAAGAGGTATACCTATAAGTATAAAAGGATGTAAACACATGACAACTCATTGGTTTGTTATAAATAAGTTGACAGCAGAAATAATAGATTTATCTAAAGAACAGTTTGAAAAAATACTAGATATAGACAAGTATTATAAAAAAGGTAGAAAAGCTAATTTTGGTTTTCCTTATTTAAAAAAAGGAGGTAAAAGGTATAAAAACACTGTACCATGTAAAACTGTATTAAAATTATATGAACAGTTTAGAAAAATTTATTTAAATTCACAATCTAAAACATTAGAGTTTTATTTAAAAGAGTATAAATCATTATGACTTTTTCTAACGCACAATCGGCTTTTGAATATTATTACTATTATATAATAAAAGAAGGAATAGACTTTGCTGGAACGAAAGCTTTATTTAATATAGGTTTTACTATTTTAAACCCTAAAGATAATATTATAAATACTAAATGGCGTAACTTTTCAAGTAAATATGCACAAAGAGAATGGCAATGGTATTTAGAAGGAGATCCAAATGCAGAAGAAATATCTAACTATGCTCCTATATGGAAATCAATGATGGATGAAAACGGTAATGTTAGATCTAATTATGGTTGGCAGTGGAATAGGAACAATCAACTAATAAAAGTTATAGATAAGCTAAGAAGTAATAATAATACTAGACAGGCTACTATTTCAATATATGATGGTAAAGAAATAGATACATATAGTAAAGATACACCTTGTACTTATGCTATACAATTTAGTGTTTATAATAATAAACTACACATGTCTATTCTAATGAGATCAAATGATTTATGGTATGGGTTTTGTAATGACCAATATTGTTTTAGTAATTTACATAATTTAGTAGCAACTCAATTAAAATTACCATTAGGAACTTATTATCATTTTGCACATAATTTACATTTATATAATAATTTTTTAAATAAAAAAACATGAGATTAAATAACGAGTTTGAGCCTATTAGACAATGGGCTGATGAAAGAGGTATATATGAAAAAGGAGATCCTAAGACACAATACCTTAAATTAATGGAAGAAGCTGGCGAATTATCACAAGCAATACTTAATAAAGATAAGATTGAAATAGAAGATGCTATAGGAGATATGGTAGTTGTATTAACAAACTTAGCTAGATTATGTAATTTAAGCATTGAAACTTGTATAGAATCAGCTTATCATGAAATAAAAAACCGTAAGGGTAAAATGGAAAATGGAACATTTATAAAAGATAAATAATGAAAGACGTAGTAAAGCATCCTAATTGGAAAAATATCACATTTAGAACAACTAAGTTAAATTTTTTAGATTGGGCAATTAAGCATGGTGGTATAAATATTAAAATATCTGATAAAAGTTATAAGTTTGAATCACAACAAGAGTTAGAAGCTTTAAGGTATAGTATAAACCCTACTATGAACTTAGGATCTGATACATGTTATATATCGCCAGATGAAATGAAATCAGTACACGTAAAAAGCAAAGAAAGAATGGAAAAGATAGAACTACTAAATGGTAAAGTATGGGATAAGGATGAGCTAATTAAAAAGATGTATAGCGATAGTTTTTATTACGGAGAGTTAGGTAAATATGCTTTAAGTAGTTCAGCTATAAAACAATTAATAGATTCGCCTAAAAGTTATCAAAGGTCATTAAACTTTAAATCAGATACAGGAGCATTTAAAATAGGTAGACTAATTCACTTAGCAGCATTAGAGCCAGAAAAGTTAGATAGTTTATGTCACGTTGTTGAGGTGCAATCAGCAGTAACAAAAAAGTTTAAAGATAAAGTAGCTGAAGTAGGAAGTGCACAATTTGTTTTTACTCGTAAAGAATATGATAAAGCTATGTATACTGCAGACGCTTTATTACAAAATGATGTATGGCAACAATTAACAAGAGGAGCAAAGTTTGAAGTACCTGGTTTTGATATATTAAACGGATTTCCTTTTAGAGCTAAAGCAGATGTATTAGGATTTGATTATATAGCAGACTTAAAAACTACTAGTGATATTAAAGGTTTTAAATGGGCTGCTAAAAAGTTTGGTTATGATGTTCAAGTATATATATATTGTAATTTGTTTAAAGTAGATTATAAAGATTTTAAATTCTTTGTTATTGATAAAGGATCAGGAGATTTAGGAATATATGATGTAAAAGAAAGTTTTTATAATTCTGGTAAAGATAAAGTTGAATATGGTTTAAAAGTATTTCAAAATTACTTTATTGATAGAACAGAAGAAATAAATGAATATGTAGTAACTGGTACACTTGAATAATACAATAAAAGAATACTATTTATTAGCTTTAGTTGATTTAGTAGATGGTTCTCCAGTAAAAGAATTACAAGAAGCTATTAAGGTATATGAAAAACTAGAAGCATACGAAGCTTGTGCGGGTATACAAAAAGCTATAAAGGAAAGTGAATATTTAACATTAAGAGATATAAAAAACATACTAAAAAATGAAAATACAAGAGATTAAAGAATTAGTTGAAAATAATACTAATATAAAATTAGGAATGAGAAATAGGAAAAGAGAAGTTGTATATGCTAGATCTATATACTATAAACTATGTAAAGAACATACAAGAGAATCGTTAAGCACAATAGGAAAAACTGTAAGACGAGATCATGCTACAGTATTACATGGTGTTAAAGTTTTTGATGAACAAATTAGTTTTTACAAAGACGCTAATGAGTATTATAAAATATTTGAAAAAATAGATAATATAATAAGAAGAGCAAATAGCACAAGAGAAAAAGATAGAAACCCTGGAGTCTATTATAGAAATAAATATGCAACTACTCTTGTAGAACTTAGAAAAGAAAGATCCGAGAAAAGACAGCTTCTACTTAACAGTTAGCTTTATTTGTTATTATATAATTATTAATAATGTTTTTTAATTATGGATGGTAGAAAAAACAATGGAGGTCATAAGAATGCTGGACGTAAGTCTAAAGCTGACGAGGTAGAACTTATCGAGAAGCTTACACCGTTAGAACCTATGGCCTTTGAAGCATTAAAGAAAGGATTAGAAAGTGCAGAGTTTAAGTATGTACAGCTATTCTATAACTATTATGCTGGTAAACCTAGAGAGACTAAAGACATTACAATCAACGAGGATATTCCGTTGTTTGTAGATTAGTATGCAGGTTAAAAAAACCGAAGCTTTATCAAAATTACGTGCACTTAACAACCGTATTAAGGTTATAAGAGGAGGTACATCAGCTGGTAAGACAATATGTATTATACTTATTTTAATAGACTATGCTATAAAGAACGAAGGTAGAGAGATAAGTATAGTATCAGAGTCGGTCCCACACTTACGCAGAGGCGCTCTAAAGGACTTTCTATCTATATTAAATGGATTAAATAGGTATAAAGAAAATCAGTTTAATAAGAGTACTTTAAAATATATATTTACAAACGGTAGCTATATTGAGTTTTTTAGTACCGATCAGCCAGACAAATTAAGAGGAGCAAGAAGAACAGACTTATATATTAACGAATGTAACAATGTGCCATTTGATGCATACAATCAATTAGTAGTAAGAACATCAGGAAATATATGGTTAGACTATAACCCGTCTAGTTTGTTTTGGGTAGACAAAGAAGTATTAGGCCAGCCAGGAGTAGACTATGTTACACTAACTTATAAAGACAATAATGTACTACCTAAGTCTATTGTAGACGAAATAGAAAAAGCTAAAGAAAAAGCAAAGACCTCAACTTACTGGTCAAATTGGTGGAAAGTATATGGCTTAGGAGAAACTGGATCTCTCGAGGGTGTATGTATACAAGATTGGAAAGAGATACCATCAGTACCAGATGAAACAAGATTATTAGGTTATGGCATGGACTTTGGATATAGTGTAGACCCTAGTACCCTTGTAGCTTTATACAAGTATAATAATTCATATATATTTGATGAGGTTTTATGCAAGAAAGGAATGCTAAATAGCGATATAAGTCAATTCTTAAAAAACAATAAAGTTAATGATATAATCTACGCAGATAGTGCTGAACCAAAGTCTATAGCCGAATTGTTAAGCTACGGCCATCCTATATATCCTGTAAGCAAAGGAAGAGATTCTATTGTATATGGAATTAACTTAATAAATCAGAATCTTATATACGTCACTCAACGAAGTAAAAACCTAATAAGAGAACTAAATGGCTATATTTGGATGCAAGATAAACAAGGCAATACATTACAAAAACCAAACCCTACAAGCGGTGACCACTGCATTGACGCAGCAAGATATATCCTTAGCTCTATATTAGAGAATCCAAACAAAGGAGAATACTACATTTACTAAAAAAGTTAATAAATTGTTTATATATTAAAAAAATGTGTATATTTGTACTAACCAAAACAAATAAATATTAAATAAAATGACAAAAAAGATTACAAAAAACGAAAATAAATTATTACAAGAAATAATAGAAAGTGAAATCGATGGTATTGGTAGTGGTTATTCTGAATTTGATGGAATAGGAATTACTAATAAGCAAAAAGGAATTTTAAGCTCTTTAATTAAAAAAGGTTTAATATATGATAGCATGGAAGATTTTGCAGGCGACGATGGAGTTACACCGATGTATTGTACTACAAATTTAGTAAATAGTATTGGATCACAATCAAAATAATTTAAAATTAATAAGGGGTAGCAATACCCCTTTTTTATTAACCAATAATTATATTATGAAAGATTTAGAAATATTAAAACAAGTATTTACAAAAAAGAACATATTATTAGGTATATTATTTAATGTTACATGGATCACAACTATGTATGGTGTATTAGATTTATTGTTATATTTAAGATATGATCTAGGATGGATATAGAATATTATAAAATATTAAACAAGTGTTGGGATAACAATATTAAAGTTATTCAAAAGCCATTAGGTAGAGGTAGATATAATAAACCACCTGTAGTTAAACTAATTGCAGCTATAGATTATAACTATATACAAGGCAAAAAAATA